CTTCCTGTCATCGTTTTGAACGGTGGTCAAGCGGAGTGGGTTGACGGCTGATTTGACTGGGGGGCTTTACTATGGTAGAGTGTTTGTAGAAGGAGGAACTGAATATGGAATTAAATCCAACACTTCAGGTCGCGCAGGCGATTGAGCAATACGGACGCCCATGCTGGGTAGCCCATGTCCCCACACGCGTGAGGAAGATGGTGCCCTATGAGGTAATCATGGAATTGCTTGAAGGGGCACAACCGTCAGAAGGTTCGGTCAGCAAAGATGACAAGAAGGACAAGGCGATGCGTTGGTGCAAAGAGCACTTGTTTGAAGAAGTGACCGTAAAGCAGATTGCAGAAATCGGCGGTCTGGGTGAGTCCAGTGCACGGACGCTGATAACGAGCCGACCTGATGTGTTCAGAAAGTCGGGACGCGGGGTGTACGAGATTCGTGACCCGCAAGCCGACCGAGGCAGAGTCGCTAAAAAAAGAGCGCGCTAACTAAACCCAAGTTGATAGACGGGGTGTAACACCTTCGTCGTATGCTGTGTTTTGTCCAAGACCTGTGGGTCGCTAAACAGTTTCGGCTGTGATGCGTTCACGGGTTTTTTTATTTGAGGAACTATGACAAAACCACAAACTCGCAAGATGGTGGCTTTGAAAGTTCTTGAGACAAGTGGCGTTGACCATCCAGCACATTTAGAAGAAGGCTGGATAGTTATGAAGAATTCAACAGGAGCAAAGATGAGCGAAGAAGTCGGTATGGAATCAGGTCTGGAAGAGGCTTACATTGAGCGCGTGGTGGAACTTGAAAAAGCCCTTGCTGATGCTGAGTCAAAGAATGACAACTTAGAGTCCCGTTTGGTCAAGGCGTATGAAATGCCTAAAGCCAAGGATGAGGATAAAGAGGAAATGGACGAAGAGGACGAAGAGGACGAAGAGGACATGGCAAAGTCTTTGCTAAAGTCCGTTCCTGAGCCTGTTCGCCAGATGCTCCAGAAAGCACAATTTGATGCTGACTTCGCGCGCGAGGAACTTCGCAAAGAACGCGAGTCAAAGCGCGACCGTGAATATGTTGCTAAGGCTCGCCAGTGGGACAATCTCACTCTTGACCCTGAAGAAGTTGGACCTGCACTTCGCCGTTTGGCTGATGCAGAACCAGTTTTGTCCGATGCGATTGAGAAGGCTCTTGACGCGGTTAACGCTCAGGCTGAATCAGCAAGCATTTTTGAAGAATTGGGTCGTGGCACAAGTTCACAATCTGACTCTGATGCTTTCTCCAAAGTTCAAAGTCTGGCTAAGTCAGCGTATGAGCGTGGAGATTTCGCGACTATTGAGCAGGCTATTTCTGCCACAGTCGCTACCAACCCAGACCTCTACACCGCGTACCGTGCGGAAACTCGTTAAGGAGTACAACAATGGCATACGAAATCGCTGGATATCCAGTAAAAATCACACTTGTGGCTGGTGCAGACCTGTCCTCAAAGCAGTATTTGTTCGTCAAACTGAATACCTCTGGTCAGGCTGTCATCTGTGACGGTGCGACTGATTCACCTATCGGTGTTCTTCAGAACGACCCTGCTTCTGGTGAAGAAGCATCAGTGCTTGTAGTCGGTGGAACAAAACTTGTCGCTGGTGCGGCAATTAACCCCGGCGTCAAAATCGGAACAAGTGCAACTGCGAAAGCAGACGCCAAAGTTGCGGGAACTGACACCACTGAATACACCGTTGGTGTTGTTCTGCTGGGTTCAGCCGCAGATGGTGACATCATCACAGCCGTTATCAACTGCGCCTCGCCAAACCGAGCCGCCTAAATCTATTACTAGGAGCAGAAAAAAATGCCACAGCCAACTCAAAATGCAGTCCATGTTGACGCGATTCTGACAAACATCAGTACCGCCTACATGCAACAGGCAAAGAACTTCATTGCCACACGGGTTTTCCCTATCGTGCCAGTGTCAAAGCAGAGCGACAAGTTCTTCACTTACACCAAGAACGACTGGTTCCGCGACGAAGCGCAACGACGCGCCGACGCTACCGAGTCCGCTGGTGGAGGTTACAACCTCTCAACAGATTCGTACCAAGCAGATGTGTATGCGTTCCACAAGGATATCGGCGACCAGACCCGTGCTAATGCGGATGCGCCTATCAATGTTGACCGTGAAGCGGTTGAGTTTGTTACAAGCCGTTTGCTTCTCAAGATGGAAACACAGTTTGTTGCTAACTATTTCACCACTTCTGTGTGGGGAACTGACTACACACCTTCAAACCTTTGGTCTGACTACGCAACCAGCGACCCAATTAGCGACATTGAAACTGGCAAGCGCGCCATTTTGTCGGTGACGGGTTACGAGCCAAACACTTTGGTTCTTGGTTACGATGTTTTCACATCTTTGAAGAATCACCCTGACCTCGTTGACCGTATTAAGTACACTTCTTCGCAAATCATCACAGAGGAACTTCTTGCTTCTTTGTTTGATGTGCCTCGCGTGATGGTTGCTAAGGCTGTCAAGGCTACGAACAACGAAGGTGCCGCTGGTGCCTACGCGTTCACTCATGGCAAGCATGCCCTTTTGACCTACTCTGCACCGTCTGCTGGACTTCTTCAGCCTTCTGGTGGTTACATCATGTCTTGGACTGGTGTTTCAGGCGGTTTGGGTGCCACTGTCGGTACAAGTCGTATGCGTATGGAACAGTACAAGGCTGACCGCGTTGAGGCTGAAATCGCTTTTGACATGAAAGTAATCGGTACAGACCTTGGTTACTTCTTCAACGGCGCTGTCGCTTAGTCAGGAGTAATAATGAATCGTCTTACTAGAGGTCGTGCCCTCGTCGGTGCTTTAAGCATTGATGCACAGGACATTACAATTTCGGATGACCTTGTTGTAGGTGGCGACTCCCGTACCACGGGTGTTGCAGCAGTTACCCGTTCAGCATCAACGATTGCTGATGGTGCATCAATGGTTGCCTCGGCATCCAATGTCATTACCAATACGATTGCTAGTGCTACGCCTACGGCGGCACGAAATGTCACTACTGGTACAGCCTCAGCGATTATCGCTCTTTGCAGTAACTATGCAGTAGGCGACACGACTGAGTTCACGCTTATCAACTTGGCGGCGGCTACTCATGCTCTGACTTTGGTTGGTGGAACGGATGTAACCATTGTTGGTTCTGCAACCGTTTCTGCCGCTTCAAGCGCCACTTGGTATGTACGAATCGCAAGTGCTACAACAGTAGTTCTTTACCGTAAATAACAACTACAAGGAGTGTCCTCGTGACCGTAGAAAAATGTATGTATCAAGTAACAAAGCAACTTCCAGTTGATGATGGTTACTTGGCTGTTGGCGAAATTGTTGACGCTTCTGGTTGGCGTAATGTCAAGGCGTTGGTGGCGGGGCGTTATTTAGTGCCTTTGACCAATGTTTATGTGAAGCAAGACGATGCGTTGGAAACCAAAGTGGTTAAAGCCAAGGCTGTTCGTCCTGTTGGAGCAACAAAAGAGGCTTAACCCGCTTACGAAAGGTGCCTTATGGCGTGGACATATTCAGGCGACCCCGCTGGTTCTGCTCGCGACAAGGTACGGTTTTTGTGTGGGGATGTGGACACGACCAATCAGCAGTTAAACGACGCTGAGATTCTGTTTTTGTTATCTGAGTGGAACAACGATGCGTATGTGTCGGCGGCTTGTGCTTGTGATGCTATTGCGGGCAAATACCAGTCAAAGGCTGATAGTTCGCGTTCGGTTGGCGATTTGTCTATTTCTACACAGAATTCGGCGACTGCTAAAGGGTTTCAAGATAGGGCTTCGTCGCTTCGCGCTCAGGCTTTGAGGGCTTCTCCGCCGTCTGTGAATTTTGATGGCGTGGCGTTTGACGGCACTTATGCTTTCCAGATTGACATGGACGGGTATGTTCAGCCGTGACGATTGAGACTGCTTTTCTTGATTTGATGCCATCGTCTGTGACGGTGTTTGGTGTCCAGTCCACCGATGCGTATGGCAAAAACACATTTGCAGGTAGTGGGACTTCTGTGCGGTGTCGCATTCAGCAGACGGGGCAGGTCATTAAGACCGAGGATAGGGACGATGTGTATGAGCAGGGTCAGATTATCTTTTATGGCACTCCGACTATTACTACTTCATCTAAAATCGCATTGCCTGATGGCTCTTTCCCGTTGATTTTGTCGGTCAGAGTCCATAATGATGAATCTGGGGCACACCACACATCAGTTTCGTTTGGAAACTAACTATGGCTCGCGCTCCTATAACGGTCACTCTCGCTGGCTATGGCAAGTTTATGAAAACTATGGGGGATGCACGCCAGTCGGTGTTGCCCATCGCTAAGGAGGTGCTGTACAGCGAGGCTCAGTCCATTCTGCGCGAAAGTAGGATGGAAGTGCCGTTCCTGTACGGGTTTTTGTCTGCTTCTGGACGGGTGCATGAACCTGTCATTTACAACAACAAAGCAATGGTAGAGATTTCTTATGGCGGGGCGTCGGTTGACTACGCATTTGACCAGCACGAAAACGAAACATGGAAGCACGCGCCGGGTCGTAAAGCGTTCTACCTGCGCGACCCTGTTGAAGAGGCTCGTAAAGGCTTTGGTGGGAGGCTTCAAAGGCAGATGCAACGGCTTCTGTACGCTCGTGGCGGGCATCAGGCAGGGCAAGAGGAGCAGATATGACCGTCCTTGATGCGTTAGGTAATTACCTTGTCTCAAACGGTATTGGGACTCTGGCTACAACGATTTTTTTGGCTCGGATGCCTGATTCCCCTGATGCTTGTGTGACTCTGTACGAGTCGCAAGGGGCAGGTGGGGCTAGTACCTTCGGTGCAGGGGTTACGGCGTTTGATGTGCCTCGTATCCGTGTTTTGTGCCGTGCTGGGCGTAACGACTATCAAATTGCTCGCGCGAAGGCTGTGGATGTCCGCAATTTGCTGGGCGCTGTCCGCAAAACGACCCTTTCTGGTGTCGGGATTTTGACGATTTTGGCGACCAGTGAGGTGTACCCGATGGGGCGCGACGGCGATGACCGTCCAATTATCGGATGCGATTACAGCGTATGGCTGTCGTAGCAAATCCTTATGGGGGTTCGGTTTCAGAGGATAAAGAGCCACGATGCTGGCGATGCAAGAAGATGCTGGCGGTTCTGGTCACGCGCCCGTGGGTAATTATCTGCCATCGGTGTAAAGCCAAAAACGGAGCATGATTGACTTTTGGGGGCAGGGCAGGTAAGGTTTCTCCAGCGATTGATTGTTTGAAGGAGGACAGTAATCGGTCGGGAGTTGTTTCAAGTCTGCGGATTTTGGAACCTTTGTTGGCATTGAGGTGCGCTCTTTAGAGCCAGTTGTACTGGTAGTTGTATTCGCCTATTTAGGAGGCGCTGTTGTTAAAACGCTTATTACTTTGTTGTTGTTTGTTTTGGGGCACTTTGAGTGCTCCCGTATTTGCAGGGGTTCCACAGCCTCCTGTGTCATCTGAAAAGGTGGTGAAAAGGTCTGTGTCAATTCCATCTGACAAATCTCGTCGTTGTCCCAAGTGGGAACCGTTGATGAAGCAGATGGGTTTGAAGCCGATTGAGGTGTTTAGTTATTTGGCTTGGCGCGAGTCGCGTTGTACGCCCAAAGCGGTCGGGTGGAACTACCGCAAAGGCAAGAGCGTTAAGGACTGCAAATTGATGCCTTACGATGCGTACAGGAAGTGTCCTGCTGTGAAATCGTATGACTCTGGTCTATGGCAGGTCAATTCAAGTTGGAAAACGGTAACGGCACAGGTGTGCAAGTCCCCACAAGGCGACATGACCGTGCTGTTTGACCCTGTGTGCAACGCAAAAGTGGCTAAGTACCTCTTAGACAATGGTGGATTCAACCATTGGTCGTTGAAAAGATAACTACGGTTTAGCCCAAGCCAACTGGCTTTGGTAGTAAATTCAGATGCGTAAGTGTCCTTGTGACCTCGGCTTTCACCGTTCGTGCCCTCAGTGGTCTGTGGGAACTGAGGTGCTTTGACGCCTTGTTTTCAGGAGTAGAAATGCCTAAATATCGTGTTTTGCAGGGGATTGACTTCCCTCCTGACCGCCGCGTTGAAGCGGGTGCAATCGTGGACGACTTACCTCCTAAAGCAATCAAATGGCTCCGCGAGCAAGGTTTGATTGAGTTGGAAGATGCGAATAGCGCGGACGAATTTACTCTAGTCAAAGATGTTGTGGCGTCAAAAAAGACCCCTGATGTCGTTGCTGATGTGGTTCTTGAAGAAACGGTGGAAATCTAATGGCTTTTATTCATGGTAAATCAGTGTCAGTGCTTCACGGCACTACGGATTTGAGTTCTTTTTTGAACGAAGCCAGCACCGCGGTACAGGTAGATACTGCCGAAACAACCACTTTTGGTGCCGCTGGTGGCGGAAAAACCTACATTACTGGTCTAAAAGACGGCACTTTGTCGTGCTCAGGTTTGTTTGACGGTGCTTCTACAGCAGTTGATGCTGTGTTGACAGCAAGTTTGGGTTCCGATTCTTTGTCCCCTGTAACTTACGCGCCAGAAGGGTTTGCCATTGGCTCGCGCGTTGCTGTTTTGAAGGCTAAAAGCACTTCTTA